ATAATCATAAATCATCCAATTGGATTTATTAACACCAATAATTCCTCCCCCTGATGGGTCACATATTGTGTAAAACTGTGCTGACGGATCTAATGGAGGTTGATAGGTAGTAAATTCTAATTGGATATCCTTAAATCTACTCATATTAATCGCACCAGAAGGTTGAAAGTCAAATGGATCATTGGTCAAAGCAAAACTATAAGAATATAAACCATTCTTAGATATTCCCGAATCAGCTCTATAGTTTTCTACATATTGATATACACCCGCATCCATCACATTTTCTCTGTATTTACCGTCTAGTAATATACCTAAATTTAATAAAATATCTTTTTGATTAGCAGGATTATAAATGCCTGAAATATAAAGACCTGAAGGTTGACCACCTGAAGGATCATGACCTGGTCCAATACCAGCAGCAGCAGTTGGACCACATGTAGGAAGAACCCAATTACCACTAGCTTCAGCCAATTCTGCTTGTTGTGGTAAATTATTATTATATGCCCAATTTGAATAATTACTCCATTCATTTCTTAAATGAACATCATTTCTGTTAAAAGTCCAAGTCCATGAAGCAACCATACCCATAGTATTATCTAACTTGACTTTCTGAGTTCCAGTAACATTATAATAATTCCATTGATAAATAGATTTAAATAAATATCTTTGCTCTCGAGAAGCAAACAATTTGGACTCTTCTTCAGATAAAAAGGCATATGTTGATAATAAATGAATATCGGCATTCCAATTAGTTCGTCTATCCACATAAGAAGCACCCGGTCCAGATAATCCATTTAATGATATATCTGGGGGTGGTTGTAAAAAACGATAAAATTGTTCTAATGAGTTATTGAAATTTGGTTTAATATATGGAAAATCATTAAACTGATCGGTAATATCACGAATACAAAATAATTCATTCACTGGACGAATACGAATATTTATTTCCAATTCATTATATTGTAATGACACCAAAGGAAATGCCATCTTTGCTGCTAATGTAAACCATGTATTCATAGGAATATAAACCTTCCTTCCTCTAATAGATGGTTCAGGTCCTGCTGGATTATTAGTATGATAAGCATTTGGATATGTATTAACTTTTCCATTTGTATTTCCTGGATCATATAATTCTTTAGTATGACCAGTCATTTCTTCATATAATACTCTTTTACTCAGGGTAAAATCTCTTTCGATTAATGCTTGTAAATATTGTCCCGTATATCTATTTAATATTTGACCACCAACAGAAATTTCTATTTCCTCAATCATCAATGTCCCCAGATTTTCAATCCATTTAAACTCATATGGAGCCCAATTGTCAGTACAAATTTGTGGAGGATATATTGGACTCCAAATTGTAGGTAGTGTTACTACTAAATATGTATCCATTAGTAGTTCAGCATACCGTTTTATTCTAAAAGTGAAAGTTGATGGTTCTGTCATCCGAAGATTTCTTAATCCATCAAAATCTGTTCGAAATTTTTGTAGACCAAAATTAGTATATTTTTTATATGTTGTTTTGAAAAATGTCTTTGAAGGATTTCCATTTAAATATACATTTTGATTTCCATAAGATACAATGTTTAATAGACCTCCAGCCATATATATACTTATCAACAATATTATTTAACTTTTTTTAATAACATTAGTTATATTTAGTGAAAACCTTGTAAATTATATGGAAGAATTTTTTCATAGCCTAATATAAGTATGATAGAAAAAGCTAAACAAATGTTTTCCAAATTAAATTTAGAACAAAATAAAGCTGTAACGATTAAATATATCTCCTATTTTATTGTAGCCCTTTTAATATTTGCCTTTTTTGGTTATGCTACCAATAAGATGAGATTAAATGATGCTAATTGTAATAATCTATCAAAAATATACACAGGTTTTCCAAAATTATCATCTTTTAATCCTGATGATGCTGCTTACAAATACTTTCTCAGAGATTACTATATTAAAACAGCATATAATTGTTGCTGTGGAGGTCAGTTTAAAAATGATTGGGTCAATGTATGTGCTTTAAAAAATTGTATTGCTCAAGGTGCTAGAGTATTGGATTTTGAAATTTATTCAGTTAATGATAACCCAGTAATCGCTACATCTTCTGTAACTAATTTTCATAGTAAAGAAATGTATAACCAAATACCATTTGAAGATGCTTTAAATATTGTTAATTCTTACGCATTTAGTGGAGGTTCAACTCCATGCCCGAATGACCCATTAATATTACATTTTAGAATATCTAGTAATAATAAAAAAATATATGATAAAATGGCAGATACTATTTATTCCACAATTCAGTCTAAATTATTAGGGAAGGAATATAGTTATGAATATACGGGTCATAATTTAGGAGCAGTTCCTTTAAAAGAATTTTCCCAAAAAATTATTATTTCAGTCGATAGATCTAACCCACTTTTTGAGGAAACTCCTCTTAAAGAGTATGTTAATATTGCTTCTAATTCTATTTTTCTAAGAGCATCGAGAGATTATGATATTAAATTCACACCCGATTCCAAAGAACTAATTGAATATAATAAAAAAAATATGACTCTATCTATGCCTGATTTAAGTGCTTACGACAGTAATCCATCGTCTGCGTTGAACTTTAGTTATGGATGTCAATGGGTTGGTATGTGTTTCCAAAATTTTGATGCTAATATGCAATTCTATAGTTTATTCTTTGATAAAGTAGGTCATTCCTTTGCTCTTAAACCTGAACACCTCCGTTATATTCCTGTTACTGTTCCTGCTCCTACTCCTCAAGCCCCTGAAAATTCATTTACAACCAGGACTCATTCTACAGATTATTATTCGTTCAGTGTCTAATTTATATAATACTTTTTCTATATTTATTATATAAATGTCTTCCTGTAAACCAAAATTATCATTAGAAGAAAAAGAATTAGACATATTACGAAATGCTGTAGACATAGCAGAAAAAAGAAAGGGTAAACAAACTGTCAGCAACCCCGATGTTAAAAAAATTATTAGTATTTTAGAAGACTTTCTTAAAAAGAAAAAATTAATATGTTATGGTGGAACTGCTATTAATAATATATTACCACTAGAAGACCAATTTTATGATAAAAATATTGAAATTCCTGATTATGATTTCTATTCACCCAATGCTTTAGATGATGCTACAGAATTGGCTAATATTTATTATGATAGTGGATTTCAAGAGGTAGAAGCAAAAGCAGGTGTTCATTATGGAACATACAAGGTATTTGTTAATTTTATTCCTGTTGCTGACATTACCTATTTAGAAAAACCCCTTTTTAAAAGAATACAAAAAGAGGCTATTAGAATATATGGCATATTGTATTGTCCTGCTAATTTTCTCCGTATGAATATGTATTTAGAACTATCTAGACCCGCTGGTGACATAAGTCGTTGGGAAAAGGTTTTAAAAAGATTGATCTTATTAAATAAAAATTATCCTTTACGAGGTAAACACTGTGATCCAAAATTATTTCAAAGAGAATTTGAACGAATAGATAGTGATAAACAAGCACAATTATACTATAGTGTTCGTGATGCGTTTATCGATCAAGGTTTAGTATTTTTTGGAGGATATGCTAGTTTTCTTTATTCATCTTATATGCCTGCCAAACAAAGAAAAATGTTTCAAAAAACTCCTGACTTTGATGTTTTAGCTGAAGAACCTGAACAAGCTGCTGTTATATTAAGGGAGAGATTAGAGGATTTTGATTATAAAGATGTCAAAATAGTAAAACATGAAGGTATTGGTGAGCTGATTGCTCCACATTATTCTGTTCGTGTTAAAATTAATAATATAGAGGAAACTGTTGCTTTTATTTACAAACCATTAGCTTGTCATAGTTATAATGTTATTAAAAAAGGTAACAAATCTATTAGAGTTGCTACTATCGATACTATGTTGAGTTTTTATTTTGCTTTCTTTTATAGTGATCGTGATTACTATGATGAAAATCGTATTTTATGTATGGCTCAATATTTATTCACTGTTCAACAAAAAAATAGACTCGAACAAAAAGGATTGCTTAAAAGATTTAGTATTAATTGTTATGGAAAACAAGATACATTAGAAGAAATGAGAAATACAAAGGCTTTAAAGTATAAAGAATTAAAGGGGAAAAAAAATTCGAGAGAATATGAATCTTGGTTTTTGCGTTATATCCCATTTGAAGAAAAAATAGACAAGGAGGAAAAGAAACTTGAAAAACAAGTTAAAAAACTCACAAAACACAAAACCACAAAACATAATAAGAAGAAGACTACCAAAAAGAAGAAGACCAGAAAAAATATTATTGAATTTTTTGATATTATTTAATTTCTTTAAATAAATATATGAACAATAAAATTATTTTTCTTATATTTTTATTTATAATTGTAATCTCTATTTTTTCGTGTAATAATACCAATAAGGAAGGATTCGAATCTTATACTACTTGTATTGAACAAGGATATCCAATGGATTTCTGTATTAAAACACCCATACAATCCCAAGTAGACAATGGTTATTGTAGTTGTGCTGACGGATATTTTGGTTCATGGCATATGGATGACGGTAAATGTTATTGTTATTTATTTAATGGATTATTACCCCATAAAATAACCAGACCTTTTCAATCTAAACCATTTGATGGTTATAAATTATTAGAAAATTAGTTTTTATTGAAACATTTAAACAGTTAGATATAAAATTATATCTCTCCAAATGTTTTTAAATACGGCTATATGTTGTCGTATAAATGGGTCTTTCCTCCAACTTTCAGGAAATAATGTGTCTATTTTCAATCCTAACCTGAAAATATAAACCAATGTTACATATATAATTTCTCTCAGTCTAAATAGTAAAATATCTATTAGTCCCCAGTCATTGACATAACTACACATATTATTACTAGTATTTGTTTCAAAAAATTTATGGGTATCCATTAGTCCTTCTAATAATCTTGGATAAATATTCTTTTCATGTTTTATAAATATCATTTTTTTTATCTTATCAAGGCTCTGAAGATTTAAAAATAGTATCTTTCTATTTTTTTTTGGTTTAAAAATATGAGGAAATGCTCCATCTATACAACCATCATTATCTGTTAATTTTTTATCTATTAAATAGGGAACATAGAGAGATTTTATTAAACAATTTAGTAAATCATCTCTTGATTTATATGTTTTTTTTATTATTTGTTTACCTTTTATTGTATCAAAATAGGTCAAATAAAATTTATTGTTTATTTTACAAATATCGTCCTCGTCAACTATTTCATTAAATTTATTTCTAATTGTTTCTATTAATTGTTTCAAGTGTTGATGCTTTCGTAAACATTTGAAAGCAGATGTAGAAATATCAATAGAAACATCCATTTTATTCAAAATAAATAATAATCCTAATACAGCTCCAATACTACATCCTGAAACCCTTTTTATATTTATTTTATCTCGCTGTTCTAATTCTTTAATATAAAACAATCCTCCTAACATATAAACACCATTGAATGCTCCTCCATCTAAAATTAAGTCCATGTTTTTCGGTATATTATTTTTTGGAACATTTTTTATTAAACTAGATATAAATGCTTTTAAAGCCATTATTTTAAGTTTACATTAATTTTTCATTTTATATACTTATTCTATATGGATAGACCTTCTTGGAATGAATATTTTAAAGAAATTACATTAACAACATCTAAACGATCACCTTGTAATAGATTAAAAGTTGGTTGTATATTAGTAAAAGATAACAGAATTATTGCTCAAGGATATAATGGATTTCTACCTGGAGCACCACATGAATCAAAGGTTGTTAACGACCATGAACAAGCTATTGTTCATGCTGAACAAAATACAATTACTGATTGTGCTAAACGAGGTGTCAGTAGCGATAATTGTGAAGCTTTTATTACACATTATCCTTGTATTCATTGTATGAAAATGTTATGTGCGGCTGGAATAAAAAAAATTAATTATTTTAATGATTATAAAAACGACCCTCTAGTTAAATACTTTCAATCTATATCTAATGTTGAAATTATTAAATTGTAATTTTCGCAAATAAATCTTTATATTTGTCATAATTAACATTTAAATCTAATGTATAATTATATGAAGTATATCAGTATAATTATATTATTTGTATTTATATTAATACTTATTGTATGTGATCCAGTAACAGAAACATTTAGCATACTGGAAGGTATTCGAGGTAGAGGAGGAGGTGGTCGCGGAGGGGGTGGTCATGGAGGACGTGGTCGTGGAGGACGTGGTCGAGGAGGGCGTGGTCGCGGAGGAAGAAGATGGTATGGTGGTAACTGGGGCTATCGGTATAGACCACACCCACCAGCTGTGAGATATTATCCCGATTATTATCCAGGATATGCTTCCAGATATGTTCCTTGGTTAACAGGTGCCTATTGGTTTGGAAGCACATGT